GAAAAAAACATAATTGGAAACATATGCCATTGCAGTTATATGGCAGACATTCTTTAGAGGCATATGGTTATAGATTGAACGAATATAAAGGTAATTTTAGTAAAACCACTGATTGGAAAGAGTGGTCACAAGATATGCAAGATTACTGTATACAAGATGTTATGGTTACCACCAAACTATGCAAACATTTTCTACCTTACCTGAATGGGTTGCGTTAGAACATAAAGTAGCACAAATTTTAACTCAACAAGAAATCCATGGATGGTATTTTGATGAACGCTCTGCACGGGAACTTGAATCGACTCTCAGAAGAGAGTATGAAGAGACTACGCAGTTATTACGAAACAGGTATCCTTTCGTCAAAGGATCAGAATTTACTCCTAAACGAACTAATGCTAGAACAGGATACGTTGAAGGAGCTACACTCACTAAATTAAAGGAGTTCAACCCTACATCTAGGGATCATATATCATGGATCTTACAAACACATTATGGTTGGACGCCTTCATCAATGACGACCTCAGGGAAGGCAGTTATAGACGAGACCGTGTTAAAAGACATTGGATCGGATATAGCTCTGAATTTTCTGAAACTACTGACTCTGACAAAGCAGCTTGGGATGATATCAGAAGGCGTGAACGCATGGCAGAAGCTATGTACGAAGTCTAGGATCCATCACCATTGTTCGGTAGCAACAGCTACATTTAGATGCGCCCATCGTACTCCAAATTTAGGTCAGGTACCGAGTGATGAAAGATTTAGACGTTTATTTACGGCTACGCCAGGTTTACGAATGGTTTCTGCTGACCTTAGTGGGATTGAGTTACGTATGCTTGCTCATTATCTCGCACGATATGATTCAGGAAGATACGCTAAAGTGCTTATCGAAGGGGACATACACCAGGAAAATGCTGATAAAATTGGAGTCACTCGTAAACAAATAAAAACAATTTCGTACGCATTTCTTTATGGGGCGGGCGATGCCAAACTAGGTTATTCTTATGACAAACAGCTTTCCGAGAACAAGGCGAAGAAAAAAGGTAAGGAAATTCGTGAAGCCTATATTAATGCCATTCCAGGCCTTAAGGAATTATTGGAAGGCGTACACAAGGCTAGTGAGAGGGGTTTTCTTTATGGACTCGACCACCGTCGTATCCTCGTTGACTCGCGGCATAAGTCCCTCAACTACCTTTTACAAGGATCATCAGCGATTCTCGCGAAAAAATGGATGATGTTAGTCCATGATAAATTACCTGAAGATGCTCATCAATTAGCATTTATACATGATGAACTTCAGTATGAATGCACACACTCATCAGTTAACGACTTGAAATTTAATTTAGAATTATCAGCAGTTGAATCTGGAGAGTTTTATAAAATGAGATGTCCAATAGCTGCAGAAGCTAAGGAGGGTATAAATTGGGCAGAGACACACTGATGGCTATTACGAAAAGTTGCTGTGCTTGTAAAGAAGACAAGCCTTTAGAAGAATTCCATAAAGATTCTCGTGAACCTGATGGTCGAAGACCAGATTGTGCTGATTGCCGGAATAAAAATCAAAAGACAATCAGAGACTTAAGAAAAATAGTTGGAGAACCTCCACAAAATTGTCAATGCTGCGGTAGACCCGCAAAAAACCACAAATTATCATTAGATCATGACCATGAAACAGGTGAATTCAGAGGATGGCTTTGTCAACCTTGTAATAGATCTTTAGGTATAATAGGTGACGACCTAGAAAGTGTAATGAGATTTGTTACTTATTTAACTAATGTATGAAATTATTAATCGATGCAGATTTCATCGTCTATAAGGCGTGCGCGGCTGCAGAAAGTGAAGTGGACTTTGGCAATGATGTCATTCTTGTCACTTCTAATTTTAGCAATGCATACAACGCCACTAAGAGAGAACTTACCAAACTTAAAAACAAATTTGGGTCATTCTCTACTTTAATATTATTCTTTTCGGATAGCTTGAATTTTAGGAAAAAAATTCTAGCAGATTATAAAGGACATCGTAATCGTAAAAAACCATGTGGTTATAAGCGTGTTATCAATAAACTCAAGACTGAGTTTGAAGTGATAATAATGCCTACGCTAGAAGCAGATGATGCGATGGGTGTTTATAGCACACAATATCCAGGTAATATTATATGCAGTCCCGATAAAGATATGCGACAAATACCTGGAAAATTATATAATATGGAAGAAACCACACTCATCAGTGAGTCAGATGGAGCAAAATGGCATCTAATTCAATCCATGGCTGGAGATCAAACAGATGGGTATTCTGGAGTACCAGGAATTGGCGTGAAACGTGCTGAATCCCTTTTCAAAGAAAAAGGCTATAATTGGAAAACAGTTGTAGAAACTTTTGAAGAAAAAGGTTTATCTGAAGATGAGGCTTTAATTAATGCACGGCTTGCTAAAATTTTAACTAAAGACGACTATGACTTCAAAGAAAAAAGACCAATACTATGGTCTCCCAGCTCCGATTACAAAGTTGACGATGGAGCAAGAGTTCCAACTGAAAAAATTGGAGCTAAGGTTAAATAGTGGTGAGGTTCAATACGAAGACCTTGCTACTATATTTATAGCTATGCAGCATCAAAACTTTGTTCTATCAAATTCACTCACCAATTTAGTTGAAAAATGGCCAAAGGTCCCACCTACTATCAACGAGGTTCCTGCGATGTTTGGGATTTTATTAGAGAACAAGAACTAAACTTCCACCTCGGTAATGCTATTAAGTATATATGCAGAGCAGGTTATAAAGATAATAAAATACAAGATTTAGAAAAAGCTATTCATTATTTAGAAAACGAAATCCACCATGAAAAAAACCTTCTTATCAGATCAGGCAAAGGAATTCCGATCCAAATACGGGATACCGAATAGTGCTGATCGACCTTCTAGAGCAAGGCAACATAATTTAATTGTCGAAGAATTTAGAGAATTTTTAGAAGCTGAAGGTATGTTATTTCTTCATGGCAGAAACCATCAAGAAAATGCATTAAAAGAACTTGCTGATTTAGTTTATGTATGCTATCAATATGCAGAGAATATGGGTTGGTTTTTAGATGAAGCGTTGAATAGAGTACATAAAAGTAATATGTCCAAACTCGATGAGGACGGTAAACCAATATATCGAGATGATGGAAAGGTTCTTAAAGGGCCTAATTATGAACCACCTGATTTATCGGATCTTTTTTGAAATGACTACAGAATTAATCTCCCGCACTGGTCGGGTCCAACAATGGTTGGATAACCCAGAATCACGATTGCCAGTAAGTTGTACTGTATTCGTTGTCGAAGATAGCATGGAAGGTCCAGAAGGCATCGAGGCTAGCTGGAGGTTTGCATCACATGCATTGAGGCATGGGGCTGGTTGTGCAGTACACTTATCAAAACTCAGGCCTAAAGGTCACGAGAATGGAAAAGGTTTGACAGCCAGTGGTCCAGTCTCATTCGCAAAAATTTATTCAGTATTAAATGAAACACTCCGCAGGGGCGGGCATTATAAAAATGGGGCGATTGTTGCCCATTTGGATATTGACCACGCCGATATTCTTGAGTTCGTGCGCACTCCTAGAGCTGAACTCCCTTGGATCAAAAGGACGGTCGATCTTGATTCGGGAAGGTGGCAAAACGCAGATAATCAAACAAAAGATGCAATCCTCTACGGAATCAAGTCAGGGGATATTTGGCTCAACAAAATAAAATACGATAATAATGGAGAACGAATCTATGGCAACGTCTGTCTTGAGGTTTACTTGCCCTCACGAGGAACATGCTTGTTACAGCATGTCAATCTCTCTGCCTGTACTACAGGAAACCTCAAGTCGGCTTTCGTTGAAGGTATGTCCGAGTTGTGCGAGCTCCATGGTAGAACAAATATCGACTCAACTGGAGAATACTTGTCAGCTGATATCGACCGCCAAGTTGGGCTCGGAGTACTCGGTTTAGCAAATTTACTTCGTAGAAACGAGGTAACTTATGAAGAATTTGGTGACGCATTAGAGTCAATTAATAAGGGAACACCTTGCACAGGTATGCCTGGTGTTATAGCTTGGGAAATGAAGCAAGGTATTGAGGCGGCTGCACAAATAGCAAGAGAGAATAATATGGTACGTGCCTTTGCTATAGCACCTACTGCCTCTTGCTCATATAGAAGTAAAGATCTGGATGGTTATACAGCCACACCAGAAATAGCACCTCCAATAAGCCGTTCTGTAGATAGAGATAGCGGTACTTTTGGAGTGGAACATTTTGAATATGGCGATGTTGAAATCGCTAGTGAAGTCGGCTGGGATGCTTACAAGAATGTAGCAGATCAGTTGATGATTATGTTAAATAATACAGGACTTCTTCACGGCTATTCATTTAATAGCTGGAGCGACGTCGTTACATACGACAGAAACTTCGTGGAAGAGTGGTTACTCTCACCCCAGACCTCCTTATACTACTCCCTGCAAGTAATGTCAGATACACAAGATAAGACCGATGCGTATGCAGCATTAGATCAAGCTGATGTCGATGATTACTTACAGGATATTCTCGGAAACGAGCCTATAACCTGTGATTGTCAAGAATAATGAGAAAACATCCTTATGATAAATTATTAGACCGTAAAAGAAAGTGGTCGCCTGTAAAACCCACCGCTGGAATATTTAAAGATGGAGCAGAAGAAACCATCATGCGTGCTCTCTCAGTACGTCATATGGAGCTACCTGTTGGTTCCTTCATTAAGGAAGGTCTTGAAAAGAACGTTCCCAATAACGCTAGAAAGCTATTAGAATCAAATGTAGAAGATGAAGAAAGGCATGATCTTGCTTTACAGTACATAGTAAATGCCTATGGTGCAAATGAAAATGCAGAAAAAGAGGGGAAGTTATTAAGAGATGCCTGGATTTCACACCCTGATCACAT